TTCCCGTAAAATAAAAGCCTCTCTTTCTATAGTTTGTAAATTATGAAGCACTTCTTCAACGGTATCTTCTACTATTAATTTATTGTAAAAATCACCAATATTTCTTGCTTTAGAGGTAAGTTCATCATCACCAAATACAATATCTATTAACTTAACGTACATATCAAATGGATCAAAATTATTAGTGTTAGATTCATCCATTATAATTTCCAAGAACCTTCATTATTTATACACGGAACTCTACAAAGAGGTTTCCAGTGAGTAATCTCTTCACCTTTGGACAAATTCCAGGGATTCTCTGATAAATTTCCGTTTTTGTCATATAGGTTATACCAAAGTATTTTTGCTTTAGCATTATGATATTTCTTTTCATGAAGAGACATCCCATAAGGAGCTCGAGCCCTTACTACTACAAAATAAAACTTACACGGCTTCGGTAATTTTGTATTAATCTCTATCCATTTTGCCATAATAAACCATCTTTTTTTTCTTTTAATATTAAAGCTTCTACAACTTTAGGGAGTTCAGACTTTTTTATATTAGGCATTACTCCTAATGCCTTAAAGAAATCGTCAAGCTTCCATCCTTCAAATCTATTGAGATACTCTATTACTTCTTTTGTATATCCGTTAGCTGCTGCATCCATATCTCTTGCATTTGGCATAATTTCCTCACACGTTAACAATAATTAATTGTATAACAAACACTTTTATTTATGTATAAAAAAAAGACCGCAGCTATTAACCACGGCCCGAGAAAAAACTTTGTGCGTAAAATTATTTTCTCATCATCTTTTTAACTTTGCCAACCATCTTCTTGTTGTCTCTATCAAGAGCAGGTTGTGTATCGGTGTATCCACCTTCCATTATTGCATAATCTTTCGAAGGATAAGATGTTTGCTTAACTTCTTTAGGTAGTCCAGCGAATCCACTAGACATCTTCTTCTCACCGTAATATTTTTTAGCCATTATTGACTCCCGTGTAAACTGCCAATGTAAAACAGCTTTACATCTGACAAGGTTTAAAACCCCTAGACACCAAGTACTATGTGCACTTTGACTAGTTAAAATTATTTTAAGCTCTGAAAGATTTAATGGGAAGTATATAATTATATTGAGATCTAGGGAGTAATCCCGAAAAGATTTGACTGCCTCGAGTCCTGATCTCTTATTCTTTAGAAGAAAACAAAAAAACATCTACTATGGAACAAAAAACACAGCCACCTAAGGTAAATAAATATTTGCCTAAACTAAATGAAGAGGACGTAAAAAAAATACGTAAACTTCATTCCATTGATAACTTCTCTCTAACCAAACTAGGGGCAATGTTCAACGTGTCTCATACAACAATATACAAAATAGTAAATAGACAAACATGGAAGTACATCTCTTAAGATATAAAGTATGCTACTTTCTATACGCTATTAAATATTAAACCATAGCTTCTTTAGGCATCTGGCTTTTAAAAACGTCTAGTCCTGCGTTGGTATCTGGTCTATCTATTTCATCAATAGAATTGCCCTGATCTTCGGCAAGTAACTTTGTTAATTCTATAAGCTTTTTAATGCTCTCGATATCCATGCTTTCAAGCTCTTTCATAGTCTTAGCTTTATTCAATCGAGCATCGCTTATATTTTCTATAGCTTGGCTTCTTCTCTCTTCCGCAAACATCTGGTTCTCTTCAACCCTACTAGATCTTTCTATTCCAAGACCTATATTCGCCGATGCCCTAGCGTTTAACTCTCGCATCTGAGTCTCAAGCATTTTAAGTTGGATCTGTCTTTCTTCTTGAGCTTGTTGCGATGCAGCTTCTTCACGCTTCTTCATGTTCTCGATAATATCCGATTTGTTTTGAATAGTGCTAGCCTCAAGTAGATCCTCTGGAGCTATTGGAATACCAGCAGCTTGCAACTCTAGCATCTGAGCGAATTGCATTTGCTTTTGCGTGTCTGTGTTGAGTCCTTCACTTACCTCAATATCAAACTTCTGAAAAGACTTCTGCCTAAATTGTGGTGAAACCTCTTCCCCTGTTATTCTATGAACCTTTCCAGGTCTAAAGTTTGCTTGTATCATCTCAACCATAATTCCACCAAGAATCTTTTGGGAATAATCTAGTTGATCAAAAAGCTTTTGAAGAGTGGTAAGACCAGCACCTTGCCTTAGCATAGAAAGCACACCAGCTTTATCATCTGTAGCAGAACCTAATAGCTCCTCGTTAACTCCAGAGATTTGCATTATCTCATTACCAAGGTTTTCACTTAATTGAAACATGGCTTGTGGAATCTGAGGGGCTTCAATCCTTTGCAATCCTCCTAATCTTCCTTGTTTTACAGCTATACCTTTGCCTTGTCCAGTCATAAAGACATCATTAGGATCTACAAGAGCATCCTCTTCGTAAATCCAACCAGAATTTACTTGAGACTCACATATATCGAGCTCTATAATTTTTTTTCTGTTATACAGGTACTGAGCATCCCTAAGACCTCTACAGACTCCTTGAATTCTCCAAGGGTAGTTCTGAATGTCTGGCTCGTAATATGCAAAGACGGGAGCAAAGGGATATCTGTCTATTGGGTGAAGATCATGACCGTAAGGATTTGGACCGTCATAGAATACACGACCATCAACACAGTAAATTAGTTTAACAGTTGGTACCGTTACTGTTTTAACAATACGGTTTGAGTCTTGCATAAGGAACTCTTCAAGCGTGTCATCATCGCCAAAGTATTCTATTGTGTCGCCTGTCTCAACGTCTTGAATAATCTTTTGTTTTCTAGAATCTGAATACCAAAACTCATCAAGTGCAATTAAATTGTTCTGGCTAGAGGAATATGCTTCTGGCATATAGCTGAACTTACCATCTCTATTACCTCTAGGGTTCATCTCATCAATTTCTTTCTCACGTCCAGGGAAGATTGTTTTCAATTGATTCTTTGATCTCCACATTCTGCGCCAAAGATAATTACAGTCGCTAAAATCCTGCTTACGAAAGAATGGATCTATTAAATAACCGTTGTAGCTAACATTGTCGACACGAATATCACCGTTTACGCTGTCGCTGCGGTAGTCCATCCATACACTTAACAAGTTCATTCCAGTTGTAACAGCACCTTCGAACGCTTCGCTGATAGTTGATAAGATATTGTCTTTCTTAGTAGCCCAGAAAAGTACCTGGCTCAATTGGTCCGCTGTATACTGATCGCTGTTCTCAATAGGTATAGCAACCATACTCTTTCTAACTTTACGCTGATGTCCTGTTATCATATTGACAATTCTACGTATGCGGTTGAAGTTGAAGTGCTGCTTAGAAACTCTAGCATTTCCATATATCTCATTCCAGAGCTGTTGATCTCCAGCCTTGAAACGTGCGTCGATGTCAGCCTCTGCCCAGTAAGATTGATTAGTAGTTAAAGCTTGAGAATATGCGTCTTCCATCATTGTTTTTACATTTTTGTCACCGTCAGCATAATAACTTTCATTTAAATTTGGATTTATCATAATCATAACCCTTAAAATGTATTTCTGAAAAACGATGGTAGTTCACTATCAATACCCATCGATCTATTAAATCTATTTTGTAACTCTTCTGGTGTTGTCTGTGTGAAGCCTCGTTCATACCAGTACATGAGAGCGTACCTTAATGAATCAACGCAATGATCGAAAGCTTTCTTTGGCTTCTCAACACCCCTTAAAGATGCCATCTCATCCCATACGTACGTCTCAATTTCTCGAAGTAAGTGCTTGCATTGCTTGCACACTTTTAACGTACCTTCAGTAAGCAGTTGTGAAGTAAAACGTATACCGTCTAAAACATCGTTGTTAGCGTCGCGTATGTTTCGAAGACCCTGCTTATTGCATTCAGCTATAAAACTGGCTGCAGAAGGATCTATTGCTATTGCTTTAACATTATAACCATTGCAGAAGTTAATCAGATCTTGAGCATATTCGGAATCTGTTTTCTGCCTCATCTTCTCTTTAGAAGACCAGTAGTATTCTTTCTCTACCCACAAGTTAGGGTACTTGTCTTTGTGACATCCTACCATTGTGAAAGATGATGGGTTGCTTGTTCCATAATCCACGCCTACAACATTATATTGCCCACGTGCTGGAGGAAAGTCTATGCAATGAAGATCTTTATCGAAGAAATCATATATTGTGCCTTCAGCAAGAACCCAATCACCATCTATGAACCTTCTATACCAAAGACCCCTGTATTCTCTTTTTAAGTTCTCTTTGAAATCATCTGTTAGAGATGGGTTATCGTCAAGAACAAATTTGAATCTCTTGAGGTTTAATTCTTTTTGCCTGTCAAGGTATTCAACCTTCAACCAATGAAAAGGACTGTCTGGGTTAGTGGTAGCAAATAGTTTAGCTCCTTCAACGCTAAGACGTGATAAGAGCATCTTAAAGAAATTCTCTGGTATCGTTGTTGCTTCATCAACTAAAGCACCCGCAAAAGTTGACCCTCTAATTTTGCCCTCTGCACGTTCATCGTTCGCGCCTACAATATAAACCTTTCTTCCAAATAAAAACAGCTCTCTATTGCCAGAGAAATAGCGTGCCTCTGTTCCTAATAATCTAGATAGTTCTCCAATGATGTTACGCTTGATTGCACCCTCAGACTTACCTACGATAATAAAGTTTCCTTTAATATCAGTCATAGCAAACTCAATGAATCGTAATAATGCTGAGAATGATTTTCCGCTACGTACAGCACCTTCCCATATATTTAAGCGAGCATCTGAATCGCGCAAGGATACTTTTTGTTTTAAAGAAAGTTCGTTTAACATATTTGTGCTGTGACATCATCTACTTTTTTTTGCATTTCAAGGTATTCAATGATCTCGCCTTTCTGGTCAAGCTCTTGAGTTAACGCTTTGATCTTTGCTTTAGCTTTTAGAAGCTCTTCATGCTCTACCATGGAGAAAATGAACTCGTTATACTCTTCATCGTAGAACCTTGCATACTTCGAAACTGTCTTCGGTTCGAACTTTTTATTAATAGCGCCTTTCTCTCTTCTATCGCCTAATCTCCTCAGTGCACTTTTATACATAGTACGAAAGGTAGGGTGTATTGCACATAATTTTCTATAGATAGCAGGGTTACAATTCATGTCTGTGGCAAACTCTCCAATAACAATAGAGCTCTCTTTTTTACTCCAGTTTTCTAAGTCTTCAGATAGTTCAGTAATCCTTTCTTCTGTCCAATATAGTGGCCTTCCTAACTTCTTCTCAAATGGAGCACATGAAGCAAGATCTTTTTTTATCTCTTCGCTATAAGCCATTACCTACCTCTTTGGTTAGGTTTTCTAAAAGTTTTGCTAGCTTTAGACAGCGTAGAAGCTGAAGCTTGCTTTTGTTTATATCCTGAGCGGATTGTTTCCATAATGTTTTTTTTAATAACTTTCTTGTTTGAGCACTTAGGCAGTGGCATATAGCCTCCTTTTGTCAAATTTTATTTTCACTGTACTAGAGATTAATGACAAGAAATTCTTTTTATTATCTTTTCCTTGTGAAACTAATAGTTGTTATGTTATAATGTATGTTATAACTTAAACGCATACAAGAAGGAGTTAATAATATGAAAATATTCGAACAATTTAAAAATGCTGAAAAGTTTGCTCATGATAATAGTGAGGCATTTTGTTATAACTGTTACAAAGTTGTACCTAAAGATATTAATGGTAAAACCTTTTGCTCTGAATGTGGAAGCGATGACTTGATGAGATTTATTGCAGGAGTAGGCACTGAGTATGGTTATGAATGGATTATTGAACATTTAATTGAAGAAAATCTTAATGCTATTAACGAAGATGATGAATATGAAGAAAATATGCGTAGTCTTTATACGGATACGGTTTCAATTTGTGGGTATGATTATGACCCCGTAGACACCTTAAAATATCTTGATCCTATCGCATGGCGTTGTGGTCGCTTCGATTGGTTAGATTTCATGATAAATGATGATGAGCTTGTAGAGATTAATGACAAATATTACAGATTTTACGATGTAGAAGAATTTTTTGAAAAGATAGCATAAAACATAAAAATAATAAGAAGTTAATAATATGGATGAGCAAGAGAAGAAAGATTTAGCAGCCGTTAAGAGAGACGGTGTGGCTTTACAATTTATTGAGAATCAAACAGAAAGGATTTGCCTAGCAGCAGTTAAAGAATGGGGTGAGGCTTTACGATATGTTAAAGAACAGACAGAAGAGATATGTTTAATAGCAGTTCAAAAATCTGGTTGTGCTTTAGAATATGTTAAAGAGCAGACTGAAGAAATGTGTATTGAAGCAGTTCAAAAATCTGGTTGTGCTTTATATTATGTTAAAAATCAGACTGAAAAAGTATGTCTAGAAGCCATGAAATATAATAATGATGTTCTCCAATGGCATAGAGGTTTAAGGGATCTTACCCCTGTTAATATAGAGGATGAATATCAAGATTTTATGGATGAAATTTATATTGATTCTACTGTACGGAATTGTAATTTCGACGATTGGTTAGAAGACCAATTAAAAAATGAACAACTTGTAGAGATTGATGACAAATATTACAAATTTTACGATGTAGAAGAACTTATTAAAAGTGGATCATAAAATAATAAGGAGATAATAATATGGATGAGCAAGAGAAGAAAGATTTAGCAGCCGTTAAGAAAGATGGGTGTTCTTTAGAATTTATTGAGAATCAAACTAAAAAGATTTGCCTAGCAGCAGTTAAACAAAATGGTAACGCCTTAGAATTTGTTAAAGAACAGACTGAA